CCGCGAAGACTACGCCGCCTACTTGGGAAGAGTTAACCGCGCAGTATTCTCACCAGTCACCCAGCGACTGGTACGAGCCGCCGCCGGTCTCATTCTGCGTAAGCCAATTAGCTTGGTTGGCGATCCTTACTGGACAGACATATTCGCTAAAGATGTGGATGGCTGCGGATCGGACCTTGATGAATATGCCCGCCGCTTACTTATCTGCTCACTTACCTACGGCCAAGCGCACACTCTGGTTGACTTTCCAGCGCCCAACGGCGCACGAAGCCTTGCTGAAGAGCGCGAGCTAAACCGCCGCCCCTACTGGATTGAAATCGACCCAAGCAACATTTACGGCTGGCGCTTGGATCGGGAAGTTAATTACGGCAGGCTAATTCAGATTCGTATTAAAGAGCGTGCGGTAGTACCTGACGGAGACTTTGGCGAAAAGGTTTACGACCAAATCCGAGTAATCGAACCCGGACGCTACCGAGTATTCCGCCAAGTCGAATCCGCGAAGTACATGAACGGCGGCTTCCCATACCCCAACGCCTTCGACGCAACCGACGCGACATCCGACTACGAACAGGTCGAATCCGGTTCCTTCAGCTTGGGCGAAATCCCACTTGTAACAACTTATTCCGGCAAAACCGACACCCTTACCAGCAAGCCACCACTTCTGGACATCGCCTACCTGAACTTGGCTCATTTCCAGCGTCAAGCCGACCTAATCCACAGCCTGCACATCGCATCACAACCAATTCTGGTAATGGAAGGCTGGGATGACCAAACCAAGGATGTGGCTGTCAGCGTAAATTACGCAATGGCAACTGCGCCAGGAAACGAAATTTATTACGTCGAACCTGCAGCCAGCGCATTCCAAGCTCAATCCGACGAGATTAGAGAGCTTCAAATGCAGATGGCGACTCTAGGAATAAGCACATTAAGCCAGCAAAAGTTTGTTGCAGAATCAGCCGACGCCCGCCGCTTAGACCGTGTGGACACAAATTCAATGCTCTCCATGGTTTCAATGGACATTGAGCAAGCGCTGCAAAAATCCTTTAATTTAGCGGCAGATTACGTGGGAATCGAACCACCAGAAGTAAAGCTGAGCCGCGACTTCGACATCGACCGCCTAATCGGCCAAGACATTACTGCACTAACCGCACTCTTCGGCCAAGGCGTACTGGACCGCGACGAATTCCGTCAAATCTTGGTTCAGGGCGAAATTTTGTCCGAGGCAACAGAGTCTGTGGAACCTACAAGTAATTCAGTAGAATAAAATAGTTACTAAAAAAGAAAATGGGCAAGTCGCTAGACAAGGTTCTGCAGACTGACGGTTCCTACAAATGGGAACTTGTTGAATTGCGCGAAGCACAACCCGAGCCTGAAGTTTGTAAGCCCACCCGTAAACGTAAGCCAGCAGCTGATTCTGCTACCAACCCCACAACCCCCGACTTCAACTTCTGAACATGGAAGAGCAAGTAATCCAGGAAGCGCCCGTGGCGCAGCCTGAACAGCCCGTGGCTGTCGAGAACAACGCTCCAGACCCCGTAGACGCTGTAAAAGCGCAGTACGAGTCTCAGCTTGAGGCACTAAAGGCCCAAGCAAGCGAAGCCGAGGAACGTTTTCAAGGCATCAAGACCAAACTTGATGATGTCTACAAAAAGCAGGACGACCAACGCAAAAAGACGCTAGAAGACCAAGGCCAATGGAAAGACCTTTGGGAAGAAGCAAACAAAACAGTCCAAGAGAAGGATTCTCAAATCAGCGATCTGCAGCGGCAGCTTGATGATCTGCGAGTTTCCAACGAGCAGGCAACTACCCGCACTAGCGCTTTAGCAGCAATCAACCGATCTGGCGCAATCAACTCCGAGCAAATGCTTCTGCTTCTACAGAAAAATCTGCATCGAAGTGAAGATGGATCCGTCTCAATTGTGGACAAAGGTGTTAAGCAAGACATCAACACTTATCTATCCAATCTTAAAAATCCTGGTTCAGGATTTGAGCACCACTTTAAGCCAAGTAGTGCTGCAGGGATGGGTGCCAAACCCACACCAAATTCTGTAATTTCGCCCGGTATGTCTAACCCTTGGAAAGAGGGTAGTATTAACATAACGAGGCAAATGCAGATTGATGCTCAAGATCCCGACCTTGCAGCAGTGCTGAAGCGGGAAGCGTCACTGTAAGTCCCTGTGGGGCGGCCTCCACAAGTCTGTGACTTGGATTCCGTCAACCCTGACTTTGGTTTCTAACCATGGCCGCCCCATTTCAGAATTATTCCGGCGGTGTCCTGCTCGCGGACATCGTAAAAAGGAATAACCTCACGACCTATGTGTCTGAGGCAATCAAAGAGCGTTCTTTGTTCGCAAAGAGCGGCGCAATCGTGCGCAACTCCATCTTGGATTCCCGCGAAGGCGGCACCCGCATCCAAGTCCCTGAGTTCAACCCCGTGGTTCCCACCGAGGAAATCATGGACGGCACTGCTACTTGGGGAAGCAGCTCTGCTGGTTACCTGACTCCTCAGAAGATCGGCACTGACACCCAGATTGCAACCATCTGCCATCGCGGTTTCGCGTATGCGGTAGATGACATCGCAATGTTGGCTGCTGGTGAAGATCCAATGCTTCACATCCGCAACCAGCTGGCTGACGCCATCAACAAGCTGAACAGCGCCCGCCTGTTTTCTCATCTGGCTGGTCTGTTTGGAACCACTTTGGCAGCCCACTCACTGGACAAGGCAATTGGTGCAACGTCCGGCCAAGGTGAGTCCAACTTCCTGACCGCTTCCACCGTTTCCGAAGCCCGTTCTGTTCTGGGCGAGCGCGGCGACGAGCTGGACATTCTGGTTGTCCACCCATCCGTGGGCTTCTACCTGTACCAGATCGGTCTGCTGACCTTCTCCACTTCAGCCTTGGCTGCCGGTGGCGCTGTCACTTGGGGTGGCGGTGGTGTTGGCGTAGGCGCTCGGGACATCGGAGAGTTTGCTGGCTGCCGGGTCATCATGGACCCCCAAGTCAACACCGTCCGTCCTGGCACCGCAACCCACGTCAGCGAGTTCCGCTGCTTCCTGATGAAGGGCGGTTCCATCATGGAAGGTGTCCAACAGGACATGCGGATCGAGGCCGACCGCAACGTTCTCTCCAAGCAGGACGTTCTGTCTGTGGACTACCACACCGCCTACCACGTAATGGGCACCAAGTGGACCAGCGCCACCGACAACCCAACCAACGCGGTTCTGGCCACCGCTGGCAACTGGAGCGCCACCTACGACATCGACCTGATCCCTATGGTCGAAGTCATCGTGAACAGCCCCCTGGACACTTCCGCTATCCCTTCCTGATACACTACATTAGTAAGGCGAGACACAACCCCACTTCGGTGGGGTTTTTTATTGCCGTTAAACTGAAAGAAATTACGGCGTATTGTCGTGGCAGCTGTAATCGACGCCACTCTGCAGGGAGTATTTGCCAACAGCTATGTAACGCTGTTGGAAGCAAACGCATACTTTGAAACCTCCCCCGAAAGCAGCACTTGGGACGATAAAACCGACGACCAAAAGAATCGCGCCCTAATCAGCGCAACCCGCTGGATCGACAGCCTTAATTTTTACGGAGACCGCTGCAGCACAAACCAAGCACTCGATTGGCCCCGCAATAACTACCACGTCGATCGGGTGGAGCTTGTTTGCGGCAAGATCCCAAAAGAAATTAAGTACGCCACTTACGAACTGGCCCGCCAACTTGCAAATGATACCGACGCTTTAACGGGCAACAACGCAACCACAGGTATTTACGACCAAATTCAGCTTGGCGACTTACGAGTCAGCTACAACACAGACAGCCAATCAATCGGAACGGTCAACAACGTATTTGACGTTTACCCTTGGCTGCAGTCCTACCTAGGTTCTTACATTCTTGGTGGTTCTGGGGGCTACCAAATCCGCGTTGTAAGAGGTTGACATGAGCCTAATTGACGATACTTTTGCGCCAATTCCCAAAAGAATCCTGAACGATTGGGGACAGAATATCACTTACATCAAGACCACTACACCCCGTACCTATAACCCAAGCACTGGAGCAGTTACCGGTGACGACACCAGCGTCACCATACGGGCCGTTATCAGCCGCCTGAACCCGCGTGAAGCCGAAGGTCTATACCAAACCACCGACGTCCGTATTCTGTTCGGTACAGAGGAACTGGGGGACTACTACCCAACCGAAGCCGACCGAATCCAGTATCCACAGGCAGGCGTAACCCGCGAAGCCAAAATCATCAACGTGACTACCTATCGTGGGGACAAGCCTGTCTACCATAACATCATTGCGAGACCCCAGTAATGGCAAAAAATGAGTTACCAAAACTATTTAAAGAACTCGATAGAGTTTTTTCGTCGCTCACAGTGTCTGGCCCGACTAGAGCAGCAAAGCGCACAATTTCAGAATTACAGCAGGAAGGACCAAGCTGGACTGGTAAATTTTCAAATTCATGGCAAATTGAAACTCCAGATGGCCGCGTTTACAAGGGTGATGGTCAACCTGGGGAGCCAAGGCCAATTAAGTTACCTGCAGGTCTCTTAACGGGCCGTCAAAACCTTAAGGGGTCTTTACCGCTTAAAGATAGGGCTGTTACCACTATTTCTAATTTCTCTGAATACACAGCCGAAGCTACAGATTTAGTAGAAAGCGCATTTATACGCCCTACACCGTTGCCGGAAACTAAGCTTGGGCGTAAAAAATTCCGTGAAGGTGACGGCGGTAGAGATCAACCATCTTTTCGTGGTCTTATTGGCGGTGTAGAAGACAGAGAATCTTCTGCAACTGCGGACCTTGACTGGCTTGCATCTTACATTGAAGGCGGAAGACTGGACCGAGCAGTAAGAATTGAAATTGACGACTTGTTTAGCTAATGGACTACCAAGCAATTCGGGCATCAATGGAAAATCCGCTGCTGACTGCGTTCAATGCGCTTTCGCCAGCTGTCCCGGTGTACTTTGACAACATCACAGCCGTACCGCCTAACACGACTACTGAGTATGTAAGAGTTAACATAACTTTCGGGCTTACGAACGAACCCACCCTGACTTCTAGCCTTGATGACGCCCGTGGGGCACTGGTAATCCGAGTT